TGTTGATAATGTCATACATGATACGCTGCTTAGGAGCCATCACGTATCTCACAGCAATCTCTTGCTCTGGCTCTTTATCTTTATTGTGTCGCTTAATGACTGTATCATCAAACGCAGCAATAAATTGCGTAAGCAAGTCCTTAATCTCGAAGTTGTATGTATATTTCTTCAAAGCTACTATTATTTAATGTTAAATGAAGCGTTCGAGGAAGTATTTCGGTAACTTATGCTTAGCTCTTACAATATTCTCAACAATAGTACCATCAAGAATATAAGTAATACATTCATCTTTAGTAGATCTAACTCCTCTACCACAAGACTGAATCAAAGAACAAAGCATCTTATTCTGATACCAGCTAAAGTCAGCCTTCATAAGCTTCTCAATCCTTACATCTTTAGTAGGTAAGAACGGAGCTTTGATAATAATCTGAAACTTTGCAAGATCACCTTTCAAGTCTACTCCATAAGACATTGAAGGAGATACTAATACAGTAGGTTCACTACTAAGCATATGCTGATCTAGAATATCCTCATTCTTAATACCAGGCTCTCTATACAAGAACCTATCACCATAAAGCATAGTGCTCAATTTTGAGGTAATAGTATTGTTATGAGTATGAATGATACCTTTATCAGCTCCGTGATGCTTACAAATCTCAGCTACTTGTCTAATCACTTTAGGAAGGTTCTTCTCCATAAGGTGATAGTTGAGCTTATACTTAGGGTTACATACGATAGGAGCCTTCTTTGGATCGAAGCTTGACTCAGCTTCTACATATTGATAATCAGTAATACCAAGACTCTTACAGAAGTTATCAGGGTCAATAATAGTAGCTGACATTAAGATGACTTGATCAGCAAAGTCAAATAGTCTCTTAGCCAAGTTATTAACCTTAAGAGGCATAAAGGTAATACCTTCCCTGTCTTTAGTATGGACATACTCACTCTCACTCCAAGAGTCAGTTACAAGATCTACTTTACCTTTTAGGTTCTGTAACCTCTGCATATTGGTAGTAAGGTCCATCAAAGACTTCTTATTACGAGTCTTGCTTGTCTTAAGTATCTCTTTGATATCATCAATCTTATCAGTAAGATCAACTTGTAGTTCTGACAACCATTTAAGAGCATTCATACTCGAAGTCAAGATGCGTGGAGCAATATCCATACGAGCAAGAAACTTATACTCAATCTTACAAGTAAACTCTTTTACCAACTGATCTTCTAGCTCAGAAGCCTCATCACAAATCAAGAACTGCCTCTTCTTAAGATGATCAGGAAGAGCAAAGAACATATTATAGTTAAGAGTATTGAACTGAGCAGTTAGAGCTTTGTTACGAGCTTCATAGTAAGGACACTTGCACTTAGCCCAGCACTCTGCTTTGAGGTTCTGAGAGCTTACACAAGGAGCTACATCTACAGGAAATCTTTCATCTACTACACATTGATAGTTAGACTTACCCTTAACAACCTCAACATCATCAAATAGCTCTTTGTATTGATCTTGTAGAGCCTTTGTAATGGTTAATGCAGTACAACCAAAAGGAGCTGTCTCCTCCATCTCTTCTTCATACTTATATCCTGAAGAGCCTCTCTTGAAAGCAGCATATGAAGTAACTAACTCTCTAAACTCATCTGGAGCTTCTTCTGAAGCATTACCAAGAGTCTTAGAGATAAAAGACTTACCAGCTCCAGTAGGAGCATTACAGATAACGAATTTTTTACCTGCTGCAAAAGCTTCATCAATACTCTTTAGAAGCTTTACTTGTGAGGGATTAGGAGTATAGCCCTCGGGGAAGTTGTTTGTTATTGAACCGATCACTATAACTATTATAGGCTACATTGTAGCATAATCAAGTTAAAACTGAACATCTTCCAAAGGTAGAATATAGACATTAGAGTCATATAGCTTAGAACTCTTACTTGAGTCTAAGAACTTAACTTGTAGATCAAGATCACCTACATTGAGAAACTTATCAAGCTTATAGCAAAGAGTAAGCTTTCTTCCATCTGAAGACATCTCATATGGATATGGAATCTCATACAATCGTGTTCTTACTTCATCCTCTAAAGTAAGCTTAGCATAGTGCTGCTTAATCTGAAAAATCCTCAACCTACCTTTACGGATAATTTTCTTATCTGTACAAATGGCTACTTTCTGTAATAGAAAAGGTTTAAGGTGATCTGAGAAGTTTTCAGTTGAGATATTCATGAGTTCATAAAGCTAAGTTTTTGATCTGGTGCCATTGGATAAATATTTTCATTAAAATATTCCCACCAGTCAGTTGCTGGAATTGATTGTATTAAGGTACAACTATCCATCGCAACGTTTCTATAGTCCTGCATCATGATGTCCCACACAACGCATATGTTTTGCGCTGCTTCATTAATTTGCATACCACCTCGAGGTGGTCTATAGTTTAGAGTTGTTCTACCATTTATAGAGGTAAGGATACTCAAATCCTTAGTGCAAAGGATACGCCTTGTAGGACCGTCACCAGGTCTTGGATCACGTCTTACAAAGCGTACTTCACAAACATTACTGCGTAGTAAGTTGTCAAGGCCTGACCTACTTATCTGCATTCTTAAGGTTACAAATACCAAAGAGACGATCTTCGTTCAAAAAGATACCCTTCTTAACTGTCGTACCTTGTACGTCGATATTAGCTACTGTAACACCAAGATTACTTGGGAAGATAACAACATCACCCTTCTTCGCGTACTGTGCTTTAGGTCCAGCAAGAACAACTTTAGCTTTACGCCAAGCCTTAGTTACAGCATTAGTTGGAACATAAATTCCGTTACGCTGGATCTCACCATGCTCGTTCTCATCAACATACTCAACGAGAAGAATATCATCAAAAATCATTGTCAACTCAAAATCGTCAGTCAAGCCAATGTCACCTTCGGAGTGAGTCGAAAGGTCGATCAAGTGCTTATGAGTTGCTAGGTTATCAATATTAGCCATACTATTATTTACTATGTGTTAGGAATTAATCAACTCTTTATACTGCTCTAACTCACGTGAAGACATAAAGTTATTCTTAGCAATCATTTTGAGATTAGTCTCTTCTTCCTTCTGCTCTTTATCTTTCTTAGCCTTCTTGATATAGTTAATACGTTTGAACTTAAGACGAGGAATAAGATTGAAGTATAGCTTATAAGTCTTCTGCTTATCAGTATCAAAGATACCACAATACTTATTGAGAGTCTCATTGACAAAGCCAACAGTCTCTTTACTATACATCGTCAACCATCTATTGAATAGAAACGGTACGAAAGCCTGTTCACCTTCCTGATCAAGAGGTTCAGGTTGAGTCTTCTTATTAGCAAAGAAGAGCTTATTTTGTATCTGGAAGAAGTTCATGAATATATTTAGCTACTGACTTAGCAGCGAATCTATTGTTATAAGTCTGCTGCTGTCTCTCTTGAACTAATTGTAACATATCTAGATCAGATAGCAAGTCCATAATTGTATCACCCACTTTATACTCCCATTCATCTACCTGACAAATAGCAGCATCTTTATAGATCTTTACATCTGGAAGCTTTGGTGATACAACAATAGCACCACTTCTCATTGCTTCATAATGCCTGAATGTTTCCATGCTTACATTACCAGCAGGGCAAACTACAATCTTGGCATCATGTAACTTTTGTGAATATTCCTCTCCACTCATTCCAAGATTGAAACCTTTTGAAACAGCGAACTCATATTTAGGCCTCTCACTCTCTTTCATATCTTGAAAGTATTCAAGCACCCATCTCATGTAATGTAGGCGATTTACTGAGGCTATATGACCAGCAAAGAATACATCAATGGGTCTTGACTTGATTGGCTTATTAGGAAACTTCTTATGCTTATTATTAAAGCCTAATGGAAAGGAATGAACGCTACCTTTCTCTTGCTCTGGCTTTAGGTAAGCCTTGAACACGGTAGCGTTATCTTTCCATTCTTGAGGAATGTTATCAGTTGACCATTCATCGGACAAACTGATAATAACATTCTTCTTATCAGGGTCGAGTTTTACTTTATCAGTAAAGTCGAGCTCTTGTGTAGTGCTAACAATATAAACTCTAAAGCTATCATCCAACTTGAGATGCTTTAGGACTCCTTGTATGTAGCTCCACTCACAGAACTTATCACTAACTCCGTAATACCCGACTAACATTATACGATTACTTTAGTAGTAGCAACAAATTGATCCTTGACCTCATGATTGAAGTAAGCAATAACTTCATTCATAAAGCTTTCAGCAGCCTCATCACTAAGGAGAGAAGAGTAAGCAAATCCAGGAGCATCTGGACCAGCATCAATATTTACTGCAGTATGACCAACAGCAACGTTCTCAAGGCTATAAGTAATTGAAACACTTACTTTACCCTCTTCACGTTCTTTGCCATCTGAACCTACAAACGTCTTCTGAACCATAAGATCATCACCATCCATTGCAATAGGAGCATCAATATACTTACTCAAGATCTGAGCAATAGAAGTATTGAATAGACGTTGGAATGATACAGCACCGAAAGGACAAAGATTAGGAATCTCCCAGCAGAAGTTAATTGCGTCTTTAGAAGCAATGAAGTCATTAGAGAGAGTATCTTCAAGGTCAATAAGGTTCTTAGTCACATCCATAGGAGCACGGAAGGCAACAACGTTACCGACTGGAGATACATCTTTACGAAAGAATTCATAAGCAAAGCGCTTGTGAATAAGATCGCCGTTATACAGGTATTGTTTAATAATCATAATTACTTTTTTATTATATACTAGAACTTGTTGGTATCAACATCTTTGTTACGCTTATTTGCAGCTACAAAGATCATTTCGTCAAGCATTGTTTCAAATGTATAAGTTGGTTTCCAACCTAACTTTGTTCTGAGCTTTGTAGAGTCACCTTTAAGATGCTCAAGCTCTTCTGGACGTTCAAACTGTAAATCTGTTTTAACAAGATCAGTATTAACACCCATAATGCCGAAAGTATAATCAACAAGTTCTTGAACTGTATGCGATATACCAGTAGAGCAAACATAGTTATCAGGCTCGTCTTGTTGAAGCATTAACCACATTGCTTTAACGTAGTCTTTAGCATGACCCCAATCACGACTTGCTGCAAGGTTACCAAGAGTCAAAGTCTTCTTACGACCTTGCTTAATATCTACTGCACCATTAACAACCTTGTTAGTTACAAAGTTAATACCGCGTCTTGGAGATTCGTGATTGAAAAGAATACCATTACTAATATGCATGTTATAACTATTCTTGTAGTTGTTGCAAATGTTGTAAGAGAATACTTTTGCACACCCATAAGGACTTACTGGATTGAGTTGAGTAGTCTCTCTCTGGAAACCATCTTCATCAATAGTATTACCAAACATCTCACT